TCTGACCTTATCAACTCCGACCATTGAGTTAAGTCTGCTGGGATGTGTGGTTGCAGTAAAGCGACCGCTTTGTTAGGGTCTCCCTTCGTCTTCACCACAGGCCCCACCTCTTCCGATATCATCTTCGCTATCTCCGTATCATCTATCATGTTAGCCTCTACAAGGAACTTCACCAACGCTATCCTTCTATGAAGCATAGCTTGCGTCCTCGCCTCATTGATTTCTAGTTGTTGGGGTTCAATAATCTGGACGTCACTAGGACCCCAGTAGTATTCTCCATCCTCATTAAACGTGAAGTCTACGAAAGGCAGACCTTCAATCTGGAGGACGTCCTCAGTCGGTGGACGTATCCACTTATCATATCCTGGGACGAATGCTTTAATTTCCTTGCGCTTAAAATCACGGATTTCATGTATTTCTACAATATCCGCATAACCACTCAACTCTTTATAGAAGTCTGCACGAGTTGGGTCTTTGTGAAGTACTTCTAGATGCGTCCCCTCTAACTCCCCCGTATTCTTATACTTTCGGTCAGCCTTCACGTCAGCTAGAGAACGAAGAACAACGTGGTCAACCCACGGACAGTCATCTAAAGTACGGACACCGAATGGGACGATAAAGACATCTGGAATGATACGAGCCGCCCACGGCATCCCTGGCTTCACATTCACATTATATTCTACTCTCTCACGTTTATCCTTCGACATATGAGATAGTGGTATCCCCAAATCCTCTGCCAGTCTCTCATCTTCAGGAGTCACCTTCTCACTCCACAACCCATCATATCCAATCTTACATATCCCTCTATCCGTATAATAAGCATCTTGCACCATCGTCTTAAATGTCGCCTTCACCCCCAACTCCCCAAGTAACCAATTGTCGACCGCTTCAACGACGCGAGCTTGAATGTCGATGCCTGGTTTGCTGGTAGGAGTGACGTTGATGTAGGGGTTACGAAAGTATACATTCGGCACCATCCCCCTCTTCATACTATGTACTAGATTGTATGGAAGTATACCTCCACTAGACCCTATATATCCAGAGAACTTCCCCCTCCCATAGTCTCTATATGTCGACCATCTCTTGGAGTTACCGAAGTTCTCCTTATACCTAACTCCCTGCTGTATTAACTCTGTCCAATCCTCAATCTCGCCTTTCACTCTATCTCCTATTTCATCTTCTGTTTAATAGCTGCTGCTACTGGACTCTCTCCAGACGTCGACTTCGTCTTTACCTCCCCCGCATACGACTTCCCATTCAAGATGCAGATGTGCATATACTTTCCACCACCCATCTGTTTAGTCCTAATCTTTCCTCCACCTTTACGACACGCATCAAATGCAGCTGGCATCTCATCCTCCTAATCTTCTATCTCTACATACGCAACATACACCACAGTTCCCGTCCCAGTGGTGGTGACAAAAATATCGGTGGAGAATACAATAGGAACAGGAAACGTCATAGTTCTCCACACATCTCCTGCAGCTGACACTGCTGCCCACCCATCTCCCCACCTAACCGCACCACTAGTTCCACCATCCTTAAACAAAACAGATGCGTTAGCTGCAGTACCACACTTTATTGAGTATCCATACAGAAGTCCAGCCTTACCTACTGTAGTAACAGCCCCTGTCTTTGCTTCTGCGATACAACTTGAATGATTTCTTGACATCCTCTCCTCCTATATTTAGTAATTTCAATTATTGAACTTACAACATCTTATACTGATGCCATCTCCATCTGTCTCTGGAATGGATATGGTGTTCGACTTCTCTGTCTGCAACTCTGTCTTATCTCATCCAAAGTAAACACTCTCCGTCCTGTAGGTAATGCAGGTCTCTTGTATGGTTCCTTCTCATACTCCGTCGATGTGCGTTCACCGACCTGCCAAGATAGGGCGTCAATTAAATCGTCATGTCTCCCGTATGGAAATGTCGTTAACTCTGCCTCCAACTCCCTCATCCCACGTTTAAGGTAGATGACTCCATTCTCAAACAACGGACTCAACCTATTCTTAATTCTAGCTTCCTTATTTATCCGCTTCGCCTTCACCTCATCAATCGCATAGTACTTATTCCTCTTCTTCATCTCTTCCCTAAACGCCGCTGCTAAGTGAGCGTATCTATTCACCTCTATCCTAATCTTACTATATCCATCCATATCCGCCATGTCGAACGTCTCATCTATCATCTGTTTATCTGACACTCTAATATGTTTATACCTTCTCACGTATAGACCGCGCTTCGTATGCTTCACCGATATAATCGCCGAATAATCCTGACTCGCCTTCCCAGTGGGTGGGTCTGCTGGGTCTACTGTCACCAACCCATCCCCATCCTCAGGTAACTCCCCTTCCTCATAGTATTTGAAGAAATCTGGATTAAACGCCATAAACTCCTTGGAGAGAGGTTTGTTCTCATACAACATCGAGAACATATACACCCCCATCCCTGCCCTTATCAAATCCAATCTCTCCTGACTAAACCTTTTATATAATGGAGTCCCATCCTCTTTATGGCATGGTCTATTATATGTGTCGAACTTCTCATTCTCACTAACATAGTTGATTAGGTCGTACGATGCCCACCTAGTCGCAGTTATTATCCTCTCATCATCTTCCTCTATCAACAGAGGGATAGTTAACTTATGGAACCCAATCGCCTTCTCTATATCATCCTTACTTGGCATCGCTTCCTCACCTGTCAACTCATCTTTCTTCGGTGCCACCGTATCATCTTCAAAAATCATATTATAATGCCTTCTTATAATGTTACTCCCAATCCCCGCTGACTCAAACGTCCCCTCTGGATAATCGACAGGTCTAGCTAAACACGCGCAGGAGTCACTCCATCTTACTTTAGAGAAGACGGGGACGAGTTCTGGAAAGAATAGGTGATAAAATGGATTCTGCTCCACAATCGACCGGATGGAACGAACCGTCTTCGCCGCATTCGGAGTCGTATTCGACGTAAACAATATACGTTTAGATGGGTCTTTAGTCGCCCTCCACAACCCATACAATGACGCCATCGTCGTCTTCAAGTAAGTTCTAGGTAGGACAACCATCTTATCTTTCTTAGAGTGTTGCAGGAACCTACATAGGTCTGTATGAAAGATGACATCGAAGAAAGCGGGGTCAGTTAACAACTGTGCAAAGTAACTGAAATCATCCAACAGCCACTCCCTCGTCCTCTTAACCTCTTGCGTCGTCATCTGGCTTGACATGCTTCTCCTGTGCAATCCTCTCTATCACATCTATCAACGATTGACTTGGCTCCACCAACACCTTCGCCTTTATCTTATCCTCTTTAGCATACCCAGTTCGGTCGAGAATATCCTTCGCCGCCGACACTCTCACCATCGGGTTCTCATCACTCATAGCCCCCTTCAGTGTCTTCGCAGCCATCTCACTACTTTCACTCAACACCATCCTAGTAGGGTCGGTGGGACGATTAGCTTCCGCCTCCGCAAACTCTTTCGCCACTTCCCCCTCCATCATCTTCATCTCTTCCTGGAATAGAGGAGAGTTCACAATGAGTGACGCTCTCGACACCGTAAACCCTATATCCGCGCACGCATCTGACAACGTCATCCCCGCCACCAATCGTCTCATCAACGCCCTATGTCTAGGCGTCACTTTATCTGGCTGTGCGTTAATCGTTGAGTCTGCCTTCTCTTCTTGTGGTAACATCTACATCTCCTATACATAAATGAAGCCTACACTCCGTACTAACCCCTTCGACTTGTCAGACTGCTTCGTGTTCGGGAGATGCAGGCTTCTACTTTTTAGATTAGCCTAAACTGCTACTGTCTGTCTCTTCGGTTTCCACCCCTCATACTTCTCCACCTCAATCGCTGCATCCCCTTCACTCATTCCCTCTTCCATCATCTTATCCTCATGTTCCATCGCACATAGTTTGTTACAGAACCCACCTATCGTTTCATCATAGTTGCGATTGTGAATAGGATTTAAAACTGACCTGCAATACACACACACCCTCTCCACTCCATTCACATCCACCTGCGATGGCATCCACTCCAATCTCCATTGCCTATCCGCTTCTTGCCACTGTGCCATCTCCTCAGGTGTAGGTTGCCTCTGCTGTCTACCCTCCCCCATATTGCCCTCCTTCTATTAAGGTTGTTGTTGAATATGGTTTAATGCACCAATTCACGTGACATGTGTTAACGACTCCATCCGCAAAGTTCAGCTCTAGCTTTCCGTGGAACTTAATCTGCTTCAAGTTAACGATTAGTTGATTTCCGCTAAACTTCTTCTCAAACTCCTCTATCCAATCCATATTCTACACCATAAAGTCTGCATAGTCCTTCAATTCAATTATAATTTCAGGTCATATAGTTTATAATCATTATATCTGGTATCACATTCATCATCAAAATAATATCATACAATATGAATTTTGTCAAGTTTTATTTTAGGTTTATTATAATTTCAAAGATTGAACTTACTTAAAAATTTGGCGGACTATAATTCGCCACTTTATAATTATACCTATGGGCTTGGGGGGATACATAGGTATCGGCTTAACTTGGTATCGTTGAACCTTGCCTATGCCTTGCCCCGAATTTGCCCTTGCGTTTATACCCTTGCGATTGTCTATATCCTTGCGGTCTTGCGGTCTATCTTATGTTTTGGAATTCGAACTTGCGGACATAAAGAAAGACGGTTAACTATAATTGCAATTAACCGTCTTTGTATTGTGGAGTGTTACTGCGGACTAAACGTTTTCTATTGCGGACAAGTCAACATCGCCTCTGCCCGTTGTTACTTTCTTATGTCCTTCTTTGACTTGTCTTGCGTTGCGGATTATGCGTTGGTAAATTAACATTAACCCTGCGTTTGCCCATACTTCTTTATCTGTATCTTCAGGGTAAAATCCGCATAATCTTTTGCTAATTACTTCATTGCTTTCGTGAGTATACTTTGCTACTACTAATATCTCCGAAGTCAATTCAGAATTACTCTTACAACGATATACTTCTTTAGCCATTTTGTATTCACCTTACCTTTCCGCGTCAGAATTGATATACTACTTTCAGTAGTATTTTATCACCGCTTACATTAAAAAGTATATCATACCTATATGTAAATGTCAAGTATTATTTTACTTATTTTATCATCAATCTTTATAATTTCAAACATTGAACTTTCACAAACAGCGTCGGACAATGCCGTAAAGTGTTACAGAATACCACTTACAACATAATTTTAAAGTTTCCATATTTTATGGAACGTAATATAAGCATAAACCGTTGGTATATATTGGAATTATGGAATTATGGACTTTTAGGGGGGTGTCTTCCATTCTTGACTGTTCGTTTATTTTTTTTTTTTTTTTTTTATTATATATAAAGACAAACCCCGCCAGCCAAGAAAACAAGACATACCCCATTTCATCCATAATTTCCATACTATAATCATTTTATATAGGGTTACGTCCATAATTTGCGTCCATAATTATGGTGAAGAAAATTGAACTTATGAAAAATATCATCACCCGACGACAATTCCAATCTTTAAAATTATAATCAGAAAATATATTTTAAAATAACTCTTGACAAAATTCGCAATTTCAATTATAATAATTTCATATCCAGCGTCGGCAAACCTAAAGTTTTTAAGGTCAACCGCAAAATCAAAATGCAAATTATAATTTTAATCATTGAAC